CTAAACCACATTCGCTCGAACCGAATCGAGTACGCTCTCGGTTTGGTGCTCCTCCATTTGGCAGGCGTTAGCGATCGTCTTCTTGGCCAACTATCAGGAGTGTGCTTCTGATGGCGTATAAGTATGGTAAGACTTTCAAGAAAGACGGAAAACTTGTTCGATACCGTTACACAGACGGTGTAAAATCGACCAAGAAACTTGTTGCAGTCAACAAGAAAAAGAAAAAGGCACGTAGAACAAAGTGATTACAATGTGCCCTAAATGTTCTTCGAACAAAATTGATTATGTTGTCATTGATGACACTGATCCCAAGCAGCCCATTATTCACTGCTGCTGTGAATCTTGTGGTGTGGAGTGGGTTGAGTGAATTGGACCCATTTTTTACCGGTTATCGGTGGTCCAATTGCTATTCAAGAAGCTCTATATGATTATCATGACGATGAGATTGCCGCCTGGCAATTATCGGGAATTGTTGGTGGTTCTGTTTTTATCCACCTTTGGGAGATGCATCATCTCATCAAGATTTCTTCTTTAACTCCTCATACCACCAATTATTTATTGGCACGTGGTATGATGACCAAGAAAGCTCTATGGGAGAAGGCGTTAGTCCCTTCGTTTAAATTTGCGACAGCTCCTGGAACTGCTGCAGCTATTGCGTTGGCGGTTCCTACAGTGATCGGATATCAGGCTAACAAGGCTGTTATCGAATCTGCCCCCGAAGAGGAACAACGTGGATTGTGGCAGATGTTTAGTTCAGGACTAACCGGTACTTTTGGTATCGGTAGTGGTCTAAATCTTTAATAGCCAGTGTATACACCGTGTATACATGGCGAAGTTATATTGGCGAGTAAAGCGAGACGGAAAATGGATGTGGATTGCATCCAACTGGAAAAATACCGAGTTGAGATATTCAAGGTTTCCTGAATATAAGGAGGAAAAGGAATGATCTATGTTGTTTGTAGATCATGTGGAAGACATGACTTGGTTCCCAAGTGTCTGAATTTATTGGAACTCTGTTTCAGTTGTTGCATGGAGTTACCATATGAAGATAAATGGTAAATGCAACGTTTGTCTAACCGTGATGAAAATCTACGGAACCGTAGAGAGTGTAGTCCCATGGCTATGCGAGTGCGGTAAGAAATCTGCACAATCTTCTTTATTGGTGAGGCATCACCGTAAAGTGCGGATTATGGGCGGGACGATCCGCTGCCATTTTGGCTGCTGTAACCCGCAAGACGGCTTTGATGATTGTTTGTTCAAAGACGTGTAAACCCGAACATCGAGTGACAACGATTTTAGTATGTCACCTTCGGTGGAAGGGCGAAGAAGATGGGAAGTGTTGTGCATGCATAACCGATCCAGATTCGTAGGGAGGTCACAGAGTTTGACCGCTGGCGCTACGGGGGAATTATAAGCCTCCGACTATTGGGAAGGGTATGGCTAAATACCGTAGAGGCAAGAAAATTGATCCAAGTGTAATGACTATGCTATTTGCAACCCCGGACACTGCGGGGGGCGATTATACGTTGGATCTCTCTCAATGCGCCAGCATTTTGAACCGCCGTTTTTACAGGCAAGGAATTCAATGGGTTGTTGATAGTTTTAAATTTTTAAGCGCATCAACCGGTTCAATTACTGTTGCTAAGATCCCAACTACTTGGGTTGCAGGCGGAGCATGGAACAAAGCACAACGTGCATGGCTTCGTCAACAAAACGAAGCATTGGAAAATCTTGATGATCCAGCACCAGCTAGATTCAGAGATTTTAAGATTTTTATGGATACGACGCATTCTACTGCAGGCGTTGCAGGAAATCTATTACCGTCTGATGCACTCGGTAATATCTATGATGTTGGGGAATGGCAAGAATCTCAAATTGTCATTCCTAATGATGGCGCCCCTGGCGTCACCAACGAATATATCTTGCACATGGTCGGTGCAAGTGCTGGAAATTCAAAGGGGCTTATTGTGAATTACGCCAATTCGCGTAATACTCCTCAAAGTCCTGATCCAGTTCATCCAACTCCGTTGGACAACAACATTTACAATTCTATGTTTGATGTTGGTGGAGATAATGACGATGTTATTAACAATGCCACGGACCGTAACGATGATCTGCCATACAATCAGGATACTTATCCTGGTGAAGTTGGCAATGGTCCTGGCCTTGAGAACCATGATTTTATTCAGATTTATCAGAATGGTACAGGAATCAACAACGTTGGAATCCAACGATGCAAGGGTGGTGTGTTCCCTTGCGGACTTGTTCGTGTTAGTTGGGCACCATCCGAATCTTCGAACCTTGTGATCCAGGTTAATCTTGTACCTGGTACACATCGTGGTTATCTTTGTGAACCAATGCAGGAGATGTGAAGCTTATGACACCAACTCCGGAAATTGAAACAGTCAAGGAGGCGGTTACTACCGCATCATTGCTAAACCACATTCGCTCGAACCGAATCGAGTACGCTCTCGGTTTGGTGCTCCTCCATTTGGCAGGCGTTAGCGATCGTCTTCTTGGCCAACTATCAGGA